CTAATTTTGCTTTAGATGCTTTTGTTTTTTGTTTTGCAATAGCTAGTTTACTTTTAGCTTTGTCTAATTTTGTTTTTGGAACATTAGGTTTAACAGAGTTAATAGTTTTAGAAACTTTTTTACCTTTACCTAACATACCTAATCCTCTTAATGCTATTCCAAAAATGCCAGCCATTATTTTTTAAATCCTTTTAGTGTTTTAGCAAATCTAGCACGTTGACCCATTTTGCCTGGTGCCTTAGCTGCTTTGTTTAACATCTTAGCAGGAATCTTTTTACCTTTTTTAATACCTAAAGATTTTCTTAAAGATCCTGGTTTCTTAATTGCTTTTTTAATATCTAAAGCCATTAACAAATATAAGTTTTTTTATTTCTTCCAGGCATAACTTTACCTTGGCCTCTGCCAGAAACTGTAACCATTCCACCATTAGCATAGCCTTTGATTTCTTTTACAACTCTTTTTTTTTCGTCTTTAAGATTTCTTTTACCTTTTTTAGTATATGCTTTTTCAGCATCAACTCTACCAAGCTCTTCTAGTCTATTCATTCTAGATGAGTTCATTACTTACTAGCTCCTCTAGATTCGTCTCTTCTAGATTTATAACTTTGTGATTTAGTAGATTCTTTTCCTCTTCTTGATCCTAGAGATTCATCTAGTCTATCGTTAGCACCTTGTTTTTTAACAGATCCACCTTTAGCTTTTTTAGCTGCATATGGAAATCTGACATTTGATCTTACTCCGTTTTGTCTCATTTTTTTCCTCCGTTTCTAAATATTTGTGTACCCTTTATACCATAAATGCTCGCCACGACAAGTATCCATAAATTTGTAAACCATCCTGGAAGTGCTGCAAAATGTTCAAAGAAAATATTTACTTTGTCCATTGCTGCCGGATCATCCGATACGACTGCCCAGGCCAGGATTGCTATTGGCGCCGAGAGAATTATCAAAACTGCCTCGTCCTTCCAATCTGACTGACGGGCCTCTAAAAGTTTTCCCTGGTAAGCTTCCTTACCTTCGGCCATACGAGATGCGTGCATGAGCTGTGCATCTGACATAGCTATCTTCGTCTTCTGCTTATTAGCATAAATTTTACTACCAGCAGAAACGGCTAATTTAATTGCCGATAACCACATGGATTAGTACCACTTAGCTTTTACAGGTTTTTTGTCAGCTCTCATCGCTTTAGTTCCTCTAACTGTAACAGTTTGAGTTTCTTGCGGGTTTGTAGCTTCAATAGTAACGCCACCTGTTTGGTAACCGTCTTTGCCAACACCTAATTCTTTTGTAACTTTAGGTTCTTTGACATACATCGAGCCTCTTTGCCAATCTTTATCCATAATATTCTCCTTATTGATTATTATACTTAATTTTTCTTAAAGTTTCTACCAAAATCGTTTCTTTTGCTTTGATCAGCCATTTGTTGTCTCTCTAAAGCAGCATCTGCTGACATAACTTGTTTGGTAAGCGAAGTATCTGCTCTTAATTCAGCTAATTCTTCGTTTTGGTCTTGTCTATCTTCGAACTGTTCTTGGTTTTGCATAGCTCGCATAGTATCTAAGCTAATTCTACCTTCATCATAAGCTTTTTTAGCTTCGTTTTGTCTAGCTTTGATGTCTAGTTCTCTAGATTTTAGTTTAAGTAATGGATCACCACCTAATTCACTAATAATTTGTTCTTCTTCCTTCATATAGTCTCTAACCATTTCAGAAATTAACACAGCTTTTCTAGAATTAATTTTATTTGTAAGTTGAGTTACTTGTTGAACTAGTTGTTGGTTCTGTGGTTGCTGTTGTAGCATCTGTTGCATCTGTTGTGCTTGTGCTAATTCTTCTTGGAACTCTAATTGTATTTGTTCTTGTGCCATTAAACTAATTCTTTCCAATATATTTTTTTGTAACGCACCCATAATAGTCGGTGAGTTCTGTACCATATTAGATTGCATAAAATTTAAGTGTGAATCGATGTGAGCTTTGTGGTCTTGACCAGGGAAAGCTTGAAAAGGTTTCATACCCATTGCTGCAATTTCTTCTAGTGCAGGGTCAATGGGTTGAGGTTGTTGCGGTGGAGGTAATATCGCGTTGATATTTTTTACCCCGACCGCTTCATACATGGATCTGTACGCTTGGTACAAATCATGTATCTGAGGATTCGATTGTGCTAATTGTAGCTCCATTTGAGCCATAGAAATTCTTTGTGTTTGAGAAAAAATGTTAGGATCAGCAACCGGAAGTATATCTACCTTCTCATCAAAGTCTGCAACCTTAACATTTCTAGTAGCACCAGGAACATCGTAAGGATATTCTTGTGGTAAGTAAGTTTTAAATACTTCTGCTAATAATTTAAATTCGTGTTTAAGACCAACGTATAGTCTTTTGTGGATTGCGGACATAACTCTAGAGCCACGTTCTAAAAGTGCAACTGTAGTACCGACCGCGGCTTGTTGATTCATATCTCCAACTTGTGCATCTGCAATACTTGCAAATCTTTGACCTGCATTAACTACAACTCCCATTAATTGTAAAAGAGTTTGGTCTGGTCCTTTAAAAGGTAATTGCATAAATTGATCTTTAATATTTCCACCAGGTGCATCTACATCTCTAAACTCACCAGGTTGTAATGGCTGTGCATCATCTCTAATTCTTATACCTCTAGTTTTAAAACCAGCTGGTAAATTAGCTAAAGTTCCTGCATCTAATAATTGTCTTAATGCAGAAGTTGCTGTTCTAGTTAAACCACCAATCATATGAATTAAACCAAAACCATAAAAACCTGTACCTGGTAAAAATTTATATTGTACAAAGTATTTTATTTTTTGTTTAGTTGGATCATCTTCTGTGTAATTTCTTCTAATAGATAAAATTTCATTAGTAGATTCTAAAACAGTTATAATATATGGAAGTTTAATTCCTGTTGGCTCACCATCAGAACCCATGTCTTCAAAACCTTCTAAGTCTAAATCTGTATGTATTTCTAAAAGTGTGTATTGATCTTCTGCATTTCCATCTTTAGAAATTCCCTCTAATCTTAACTCTGCATCTTTAATTTGATTTTCTGTAACAGGAGGTTGTCCAATATCTATGTCTTTGTAAAAACCAGAAACTTGTTGTTTTCTAATTTCATTTTCTGACATTCTTAAAACATGAACAATTGCTTCTGCGTCTTCTAATGAGTTAGCCGAATAAGGTACAACTAAATCATCTGCTTGTACAAATTTAGAAACAGCTCTACCTAGAAGATCATCATAATAAATTTTCTTAAAGGTAGAACCTGAGAGGGGTAGATAAAAAAGCATTTGATCAAATTCAGGTTCATACTCTGGCATTTGATCCATAATTTGATAATTCATAAAATCTTTTACTCTGTGTGCTTGGTCTTGTTTTTCGTTAGTCACATCTCCTAAAATTTGTGCACGTACTGGACCATCAGCTGGTAATAATTCTTTGTAAGCTTGCGCTTGAAATTGTGTAACCGCTTCAGCAAGAACAGGATGGTTAACACCACTTGCTCCTCTAAAAGGTTGTGTTCTTTGTTCGTATTTAAATCCTAAAAGATTTAAACCTTCTCTGTAAGTGTCTTCCCAGTCACCTCTAGATTGTTTGTATTCTGTATACTTGTCAAAAAGATTAGAACCTAGTTCGTCTAGGTATTGATCATTCATAACTTCTGCTAAGTTTGAAAAATGGTCTTCTGTTTGTAATCCTTCCATGGCATTAGGATCAAAATTTATTTCTGCTCCACCTTCTTCATCCATAGTTACATTTGCTTGACCTTCTTGTGTCGGAACAGAATCTTCTGGAACTGTAACTTCTTGTTCTACAAAAGCTTCATCAGTAACTGTTTCGTTGGGTAATGCGTCTTCGATTTTTGCCATATCTCTTTCCTGTTAATTATAACACACCTTCATATGTTGGATTGGCAAGTATACGCAATAATCCTTGATTTGGCAATGTCTTATTTCTTTGAACAGCTTTGGCTTTTCTTCTTTTTTCAATTTCTCTATTTGCTCTTTCA